GCAAGGATTCCCCCCCCCCCCCCCGCAAATAATGCCAACTCATTCATACACCGCCTTTCACTTGTTTAGCAAATTGACGAACAAAATCTGGCATAGGCGCAGCATTTTTTGCATCAGCTTTAATTTTTAGTAAAACAGGGTCAGGCTCATTTGACGCTGGAACTGTGAGCCTCACAATGTCAGCAGGATTTTGTTTAGGTGCGTTTGTGCTTCTCACCCAATTACGCCATGTAGCAAACCAATCTAGCTTCACACCTTTCTGACCAGCTTGGGCTATCCAATAATCCTTGAATTGGTCAAAGGTTTTGGTAGGGTTAAGTTCTGGTCTTGTTTGTTGACAGAATTCTTCCCATTCTTTTGTTAAACAAGAATCAGAAGCGAGGCGTTTGCCGAGTGTCTTCTTCTCTTTCTTTGTCTCTACCTCTGTCTCTCTCTCTGTCTCTGGGATAGCATCTTGCAAGCGTTCTGCTAGCACTACGCTAACAACAGTAAAAAAGTTATTATCAATCAATGGCTTAACACCAGATTGGTATTCTTTTTCAGTTATGTGTAGACGAAAGACTAGCTCATCTAGTGAGCCATCAAAAACACCATCTTTTGACTCACTTGCAAGCAACCAGAGCATAGGTGCTATCGCTTTGCTAGCAATAGGCAAGCGCATATAAACTCTGTCGTTTAACAGGTCACGATGTAACTTAATCCAAGGGGGGCATCTGTCTTTGTAATGTTGAAAGACGGCCCAATTTTTAGGCTGTAATAGCATGATTTTTCCTAGCTCTGTCCTCTACTGAAAGAAACAATCGGCAGGCGGAGAGGCTCGCTTTTCGGCATGGAGATCAGGCCATGCCTAGCCGTGTTTCAAAACATTGTATCAAATAAATTGATTGTTGGTAATTTCTTTTTTGACTGGTCTGCCAAGCAATCGTTTAGCTTGTGCGTTCATCACAGCGTACTCTGATTTGCTAAAGATACCCTTGGCGTTACGAATATCGAAAGGGTTCAGTAAGCAGCGAGTTTCGTCTTTTGGCTTGTTCTCAATTAAGTGGTCAGCAAGGGTGTACCTAGCTACCCTGTAGCGACCAACCTGAACCTCCTCTGTGGTTAGATCACCTTTGTAGCGTAGTTTCTTAGCTGTGGACAACACAGATGATTTGTGCATCCCTGTTAAATCACAGACTTCTTGTGAAGTAAGTGGGCCATTCTGGAGGGCTTTAATTATTGCTTCTTGTGTCATTTAAACCATTCTGGTCTGAGTTCTTTGAGTTGGTAGATTCGTAACAGAGGGATTTTTTTCCACTGGTGAACAGCAGACCTCTCTATTCCAAGGATACGAGCGAGCGCACTTTGTGAGCCAGCAAGTGTAATAGCAGTTTGTTTATCCATCTAAACAGTATAGCAAACAAATTATTTGTTGTTTTAAGGGTAAACACCTATACAAACTTGTTGAGAATTGTTCAGAAACCTTTACAATCACTCTCAGCCCATAACAAAACGTAAGTGGGTAATTAAGGAAAAACATGACACGATTTACAGAAAAAACCATTCGCACAAATGGCAAATGGGTCAAGATCACAAGAGACAACAAAAAACGTACTTTTACTTTTGCAGTAGGTTATCAAGGTGAATTTACTGCTTACCAAATTGAGGGTACTTTGTCTTTTAAGTGGGTTGCAAACTGGACAGAAGCCACAGAACGTGCAGTTCGTTTGGCAACCATTTAAGGAAACAAAATGAACTTCGAGAAAATCATGGATTACGTTACAGCAATATCAATCGGTGTTGGCATGGCAGTTTTACTGGTTGCATGGTGGTCAACATGAACACAAGATTCTTAACCCACGTTCGTAAGATATTTGCCACCTACGATGCCCCTCCAGAGGTCATTAGAGGCTACCAAAAGCAATGGGTGAAGTCAGTACGCCAGTTGGGTGATAAATGGCTTGTAGCTAAACCTATCGGGCGCATCCAATGATTACAAGACAAGACGCAATCAAGGATTTAACAGGGCCACTTTACTGTTGCTACTGTACTGAACCTAAGACCTACGGCTCATGCTGTGGAGAAAACCACTTTGTAGAGTTTGGCGATCTCTATGAAGAAGATAAAGAAGCAATGATTGAAGAATATTTAAAGGAAGAATGAAATGGTACATAAGAAGTTAATGCAAGCACGAGTGGAATTACAAGCAATGCCACTCAAGAAGTCTGGTCACAACAAGTTTGCTGGCTACAATTATTTTGAGTTGGGAGACTTTCTGCCTCAAGTAAACGCAATCTTTCATCGTCTTGGTTTGTGCAGCGTAGTGTCGTTTGACGCTGAGTATGCAAGCCTGACAATTACAGACGTTGATGATGGCACAATGATTGTCATTACAAGCCCAATGGTTGAGGCAAACATGAAAGGCGCATCACCAATCCAGTCCCTCGGTGGATGCCAGACGTATCAACGGAGATATTTATATTTATGCGCTACTGACCTCGTGGAGGGGGATAGCTTTGATGCTGCTGCCCCTAATAAGGAGCAAGTAATCATCACACCTACACAAGGTGCAATGGATAACATCCCAGAGGATGAACAGATTTATCTCAAAGAGTTAGCAATGGACTTAATTGCTCTTTGTGAGAAAGAAGAACCTAAGACAGCTTGGGTGAAGTTGGAAGCAGAGAACCTAGACGATCAACAAAAGATCGCTCTGTGGACTTTGCTTCCTAGTAAAGTAAGAAGTGCATTAAAGAAAGCGAAAGAGTAATGGAATACGATAACAACAACCGAGGCTCGTTGTTTAAGAACGACCGAAAAGACGATGCTAAATTTCCTGATTACAAAGGAAGCATCAACGTAGATGGGACTGACTACTGGCTATCAGCTTGGATTAAAGTCAGTAAGGATGGACAGAAGTTTATGTCTCTGTCTGTCAAGAACAAGAACGCTGATGCTTCTTTGCAGCCTAAGAAAAAGGTTAAAGAAGAATTTGACGATTCAATGCCGTTTTAAGTTAATAGGGGGCTTAGTCCCCCATCTCAAGGAGAAAATAATGGACTATAAAAGAATGTTTGACAGAATCTTTCCTGACTTCCCAAGAGTTAGGACTACAGACCCTATAACTTCTTTTGAAGCAGCAGAGGCTATTAAACCAGTAGTCGCTCAACATCATCAAATCATCCTAGACTGCCTAAAAACTCATGGTGCGCTAGGAAAAGATGGGATAGCTTCATTGTCTGGATTAGATGGTAATCAAGTCGCTAGACGCTTAAACGAGATGAAAGTTCTAGGGCTTATTCATCTCACAGGTAAAACAGTTAAATCAAACTCAGGTAGAAACGAAAGAGAGTGGTCATGTCATACGCAAACATAGAAATGAAAATTTTGCATTGGTCTGAAGCCAGAAAGATTATTCCTAACAGCACACCAGAGACTCAGCTTCTCAAAGCTATGTCAGAGATGGGTGAGTTAGCTGATGCAACGATTAAAAAAGACCAAGAGGCAGTTATAGACGCTGTTGGTGACGTTATGGTTTGCCTCATCAACTACTGCGCTCTACAAGACCTAAATCTGGTAGACTGCATGGAAGTTGCATACGATCAGATTAAGAATCGGAAAGGCACACTATTGCCTAATGGATTGTTTGTTCGTGAACCTACTTAGCCAGTAAGTAAAGACCTACATTCGAGAAAGCATAACCTGCATACACAATAGCCATGTGTGGGTTATCTTTCCATAGCTGCTCACCAGCTATATAAGCATAGATAGCACCTGTGAGGATGATTAGCCAAGCACTCAAAATGCACCTACATCAATCACTTCACCACGAAACTCAACCAAGTCCTCATCAAACTTGTGTACGAGTTCAGGCCACAATAACTTTCCATTAAAGAAGTTCAGTACTGCAAAGCCTGATCTGTGGTTGCTAGGGTTTAGTTCAGCATAAGTAAACTGTGGGCCATCAGTCTCAGCAAGTGTCCCTGTATCTACCCCAAACCTGTTCCCGTTATAGTCAGTAAATGGGGTCACTTTTAAACTATGAAGATGCCCTGTAACCACCGAAATGCCAGCTTGAACCGTATTATTGTGAGTAGCATGGACTCCACCTTTGTATCGGTGCTTGATGATTACTTGTGGGGTAGGCCATACCGCCCAACAGAAATCCCACTCGGTGATATGGTCTGTCAGCTTAAAGCCCTGTACATCCTTAAATTGTGGTGCGTGTTGAGCCAATCTGTTGGCAAACCTTACATCGTGATTGCCAAATGTAAACACTAGCTTTACATTGTGCCTTGCTGCTTTTGCTGCTTCCTCGATCTCACCAAGCATAGCCTGACAAGCCTTTAACTCTTGGATAACAGAAGTCTGTGGTTGATCTGTTACATCGTGCCTCGATATAGACGCTCCATCAAAAGCATCCCCATTACATATCACCGCCTTGGGGGAAAACTCTTGGATGGCCCATAGAAGCCCTTTAAACGCTGTTGTACGCTGTGCAGGTATGAAGTGGGCATCCGAGAACACAATAACAGTCCCATCTAGTATGCCAAGCTCTATTTGTTTTAAAGGAGAAAAGGATTTAGCTCTTTTCTGATTGTAAAGAAGACCTCTTGAGTCTAAGGCTGTCAAAGCACCAAAACGATTTTCCATGCGTCTTCTGCGGTAATTTACAGCCCGTTCAGTCAAACATAAGAGTTTTGCTATTTTGGCGACAGATTGATACTTGTCCCAAAGGGCTAGAAATTCCTCATCTGAACAAGTTGTTAGCCCATTACTTGATACCATGAGAATCCTTGGATATTAAGTTTTCTAACAAGTTAATAACCCTATGCTCTTGCATTTCAATTTCCTCTTGAGAGGATTTAGGGTCTTGGGCTACACACATTAAGTCATGCAAAAATATGTGAAGTAACTCATGTAACGCAGTCTTATCCAATGACTCAGGCGTGATCTTTTCAGCACCAAAGTCACCTAATCTGTAAGTCGCCAATCTAGCAGAAGCATTAAACTCAACAGAGGCCATTGCTGCCTTTGCTGGTTTTATCCCCTTCTCTATCCTCCAATCACCAAGATTTAACACCTCTTGCCATTTTTTAACACTTTGGGCAAAAAGTTCAGCGTCTTGTTGATTAGGTATGTTAGCCATAGGTGTCAGATTAAATCTTATATCTATGTCAGTTTAATTAAATGGTCTAGTTCCAGCCTTGTCAATAATCAGGGCTTGCTTGCGAGGCTTTGTTTCTGGGGTGTTTGGGATGCTCAAATGAGTCCAACGATCAAACTCACGAATTACTTGGTCATAGGGTAAACCTGAGGCAATGATAGTTCTTACTACCTGATCTGGGGTTAGTTGAGGTACTCGGAAGTCCACAGCACAACCAATGCGATGCTGGCTACTATCCCTGCTACCAACTGCATCATTGACTTGCTTAGACCTAAAAGCTGAGTTAACCATGATGGGCTTTCCACCAAGTACTGTTTTGACTTCTTCGAGGAATTCTGCAAGTCTTTTGAGGTTTTCCAGTTCTGCATCATTTGGTGTATTGTCATACTGTCTGTGATCTGTGTGGGTTAGTTCTTCAAGAGTAAAGTGAGGTGTCATTTTTTAATCCTGTCAGCAATCTTCTCCATTGTTCTGCCACCAAAGTAGAACGACATGACGAGCATCCCCCATTGACCGAGTAACTCAACATAAGCACCACGAGTCTCATACTCAAAGATAGATGCAATGGCGAACCCAGAATAGGCTGCCAAAAGGAATATAAGGGTCATAGGGCGAATATTTTTAGACAACCAAGAGTCAGACCCCATATCAGCTTGCATACGCTGTGTGAGGTTGTTTTGTTCGGTTTTATATAACTCGGTTTCATTGGCCATTTTAGCCAACTCGCCATCTTGAGCCATCTTAGCCAACTCTAATTGAGCCTTGGCTTTAGCCTCTGGGTCAGGGATAAGTTTGTCAATCAGCTTGCCACCAACATTTAAAAGTGCGTCTAATCCAATCATTTTTTGTCCTTTTCATCGCCTTGCATAAGTTTGACACCAGATAAAAAACCAATCATGCCGCCCACAATTGTTTGAAACGCAGGGCCAATCAAAGCAAAAATAGAAGCATTGTCAACTTCTTTTGCCCACAGACCAACTAAGAAAGCACCAACCATCGCCAACATACAAAGACACAAAGTTGCTGAAACAATCATCGTGACGTAAAAAGTCAGTTTTTCTTTGGTGCTTGTTGTGTTTTCCATATTTCCCTCATACAAAGATTTGGAATCTTCTGCGATCTTCAAATGATCCAAGTTGGATGGTGTTCTGCCTAGCCCTTTTGTCGTAAAGTTCCAGTTCCAGATCTTCAGTTTTTCTAACCTGTTTAAGACATTCCATTGCATATTTGTATTCTTCTTGAACTTTCTCCACCGCCTTGTCAAAAGCCAATTCTCTAGCTGTGTAAGTAGGTTGAACAAGGGGATACCATTTGTTTAAGGTAATCATTTCTTTTCCCTCTCTCTTGCCCTTGCGTAGTAGTAAAGAACCTTTGCCCTCATCTCAGCACTATCAGCAACTCCTGACCACCCTGCTAAGTTATTCCACAAAACAAGCAGTTGTTCAGAACTACAAGAATCTCCATTAGTGGTTATCCACCTTGATAACTCCATGTGCCTCATTGTTGGCTCGTTTATCCAACTTAGTGCGTAGAAGTCTGATAACAGACATTGCTTTGGTTGTGCAGAGACCAGCAATCCAATAGAAAGCAGGAACAGCACAAGCCATTTCATTCATACCAACCAGACTCTTTTTTAGCCACTTGCAAGTGCTGATACTTAAAGTAGATATTAGCCACAAGACCAATAAAGCCGATAATCACACCACAGAGAGCACCGAATTCATTGGCTGATAAACCAAAGAAAATAGCACTACCTGCACCACCATAGGTAGCTACTGAGGCTGCTTTAGTCGCTACTACTGATGCCACCTCTGTCGTGTGATCGCTCATGTTATTGCCTTTTAGACAGAAGCCGCACGAATTGCTGTTAGGTCTTCTGTTGTCCAGAAGTCTTTAGCCAACATAATGACCAAATGCTCTTTGTTACGAGCCAAGCAGTCAGCCCAATCTTCAGCAGTCATGTCTTCTGGTTTGCCAGCATTGATGAGAGCCACGCTATCTAAGCAAGCGGAGTAGTGCTTGGCAATTTGTTCTGGGGTTTGTGTTTCAATAGTCATGATTTAAGCTCCTTTAGCTTCAAGTTGTGCTACACGAGCACGGAGGGTTTGCAATTCTTTTAACAGTACGACAGTCAGGCGTTCGTATTGGAAACCTTCAACTTCGCCATCTGCGCCACGATTTACAAGTTCTTCAAAACCAGAGTCAGCGGCTTCGTCAGCAATTAGACCTAAGTGGTCTTTGGTCTGGTCATCGCCTTCGCACTTAGATTTGTAGCGAACAGGGCGCAACCCGCTAATGTCAAAGTCCTCAACATCACGAATGTCTTGTTTGTATTTCAACGCAGATGTAGACCTACGGAAATACCCATCTGTTCCAACATTCATGTTTGCGGCATTTGCTGTTGTCGATGTATATGCACCAGCGTTGTTAATTGTCCCGTTAGTTGATTCAAAGAAACAACGAGGGTTACCATCACCATCAGACAGCACGATGTAGTTGCTTCCTGTGCGAATGTCTAGGCCACCTTGGTTGCCTGAGAAACCACCAATGATGGTGTTTTTAGTTCCAGTTGTAACTGCATGGCCACAAGCGCCAGTTGTTCCATTAGAGACGCCAATAAATGTGTTGTTACCGCCAGTTGTGCTTGCGCCTACGCCTTGACCAACAAATGTGTTGTAGTTTGCTGTAGTAATACTTGCGCCAGTGCCTTGACCAATCAAAACATGAGCGGCTCCTGTGGTAACAGCATTGCCTGCTTGATGTCCAAGAAAAACACTATTGTTGCCTGTTGTGTTTGTGTACCCTGCTTGATAACCTACTGCTGTGTTGTTAGATGCTGTGGTGTTTGACAATAAAGCACTCTGACCTATAGCCGTATTATAAGAACCAGTAGTGTTAAATCTTAATGCTCCACCACCAAAAACTGAATTAAAAGAGCCAGTTGTATTTGTATAAAAAGTAAATCCATTAGAATTGCCACTGCCTACTGCCACATTGTCTGTACCAGTGGTGTTTGCAAACCCTGTTCCACTACCTACAAATGTAAGACCAGCCCCAGTAGTATTACTATAACCAGCCTGATAACCTACAGCAGTATTGCTTGATGCTGTGGTGTTGGCTGTAAGAGATTGTCTGCCAATTGCTGTGTTAAACGAACCTGTTGAATTAGCCAATAATGCGTCTACACCTAAACCAGCATTACTAGCACCTGTTGTGTTGCTATACAAAGCACCTGCACCAACGGCAGTATTAAGCGTGCCTGTCGTATTGCTGTATGCCGCTTGGTAACCTACAGCCGTGTTGCTAGATGCTGTGGTGTTATTGCGAAGTGCATCTGCGCCATGAGCCGTATTAAATGAGCCTGTTGTATTTGAATACAATGAAACCGCACCAAACGATGAGTTAGAAGCCCCAGAAGTGTTTTGTTGTAAAGAACGAGCACCCAAAGCAGAGTTACTTCCTGCTGTATTCGTACTTAATGATAGATAGCCAACACCAGTTGAATTACCGCCTGTTGAGTTTAAGTTTAAAGCCTGATAACCCAATGCAGTATTTTGATCGCCCGAAGTGTTTGTTGCCAAAGCACTAGCACCCACCGCAGTATTGGTAGCAATAGCACCTGCACCACGGCCTACTGTTAGACCTTGAATAACGCCACCACCAGTTAAGGTAGATACTCCAGTTACTCCTAGTGTACTAGTAGCACTCAGCGTAGTAAACGCACCAGCCGCAGCCGTAGTAGTCCCTACAGGCCCGTTAAACGAGTCACCAACAGCACCTGTCTGAAAGTCTTTCAGTTGAGCCATTAACTCACGAATAGCATCGTTGATACCAGAGGGCGCACATCCCTCGGCTATGTTGATCGAGTCAATGTCTGTGTTATTCGCAGGGGTTGCGCTAAATTCCGAGATTTTTGTCTTTGGCATGGTTTATTCCTTGGGTTGATTTGCTTGATAAAGCAGATTGAACATTGTTGGATAGTCTAATTCAGGGAGTCTGTTTTGCACATCAAGCAAACCTCTACCTACTCGACCTGCGCCATAGGTAGCTTCACCCACGATTCTAGGAGATGAGACTGCACCATAGCCTAAAGTAAGTGGCAAACCACCAAGGCTAAAAGCACCCAAACTAGTAGGAATACTTGTAGCACCTTGGATTCCTCTAGGTGTTAATTGGTTAAGTGCTTGACCCGCCAATGATGGCATCAATTGACGACCACCAGCAGACTCCAACTCTTGAGCCAAACGCATCCGCTGACCATAGTTGGTGTTGACATTGTTTCTCATCAAGGACTGCAACTTACGCATTGCTGTGTCTACTGATGCTTTCTTGCCTAAAGACAATGCTCTTTCAATCTCTTTGATCTGCTCACTAGCATCAGCATAAGCCTTCATTGTCTTAGCGTATGTTGGGGCTTGCTTATTGATCTCGTTTTTGACAGAGTTATAAACATCGCCAACAACCATTCGTTGCTGTGTAGACTCAAATGGGATGCTCTCTAAAGTCTCACCAATACTCTGTTTTAAAGCATCTAAGCCTTCAGGAGTGTGGAAGTCAGCAGGGTTTAACGATTTCCAGTCTGCTACCTTGGCTTGAACTTCAGCTAACTTCTGTGCAGCAGCTTCATTCTTAATCTTGCCTTTAAAAACAACCTTAGACTGAGCATCAGAAATGGCTTTATCAATTCCTGTGAAATCAAGAATAGATTTATCGCCTTTGATGTTTTGCATATTTGCACGATAG